CAACAGGATCCCTACCATGGGCAACAACAATACAACCAGTGACTATGAAGCCAGCCTCAGCTTCAGGTTTGACGCTTGGTACATGGGTCTTCGGATTCTTTGCGGATGGTGAAAAAGCACAAAGACCAATGGTAATGGGCATTATACCCGGATACAATCGTTTTGATCCGCAGAATGATGAATCGCACGGTAATCCAGCAGAGAAACCATATAGTGCTGTCAACATCAATTCTAAGTGGCCTGAAGATAAAGAAAAGGGTAGGGAGTTCGAACCAACGTCTCTCATTGCCGCTTTGATTGGCGAGTCCGAGTTGCCAAGGGAGTCGCGAGTTGAAGAACGAGATGCTCAGACTGGATTCGAAGGTGGAGGTGCTTTGCATGGAAAATACAATGACTACTGGTCGAAACATCATGCAGACAGAGACAATGATAGAATCGAAGAGGTAGAATCATATCAATCGAAATGGGAAGAGCCACCGGAACCAGAAGACGAGGGTGAAGGCAAAGGTAAATATCCTTTTGTTCAAACGATTGGAACAGAATCAGGGCATATTATAGAAATTGTAAACATCGGTGGAACAGAAGGTGCAAGAAGAACAGAATATCATCCAGCTGGAACATTCGATGAAATATCAAAAGAAGGAGATAAACTGTTAAAAATTGTTGGTCATCAATACACAATTGTACTCAAAGATGATAATATCTATGTTAAAGGTAAAGCTCTTATAACCGTGGATCAAGATGTCGAAATGCTAGTTAAGGGAAATTTTTATGGAAGAGTGGAAAAAGATACCATATTAGACACAAAGGGTAATACAACATTTAAAACGGGAAAAAACACATTGATTGACACGGTACAAAATACAACAATAAAATCTGGTCAAGCAATAACAATGACAGCCGGAACAACTGTTAACATCAGTTCAGGACTAGGAATGACATTGAATTCGGGTCAAACAATGACAATAACAGCAGGAGCAACTATGGCAATAACAGCAGGATCGTCATATGCTATGACATCTTCCGGATCAATGATTTTAAGCTCTGCTGCATCGATAGCTGCAAGTGCTTCTGGTTCGGCAACATATATAGGTTCTAATACACTCGCTTCACCAGAAAACGCCTCTTCTGGTGTTGTGTAAATTGTTTAATAAAAAAGGAGCAAAACAATGAATAATCACGAACTTTTAATCTCTTTCTTTCAGACATACTTGACAGAAAATGAAAAATGGACTGAAGTTCAAAATAAATCTGCCGCTACAAGAGCAAGAAAGGCACTATCTGAAATTGGTAAACTTGTAAAAGAAAGAAGACAAGAAATACAAAACGAAAAGAATAGTAATAAATAAAGTAAAAAGGTTTAGTTAGATGCCGCAAGCTATAGGTCCAAAAGATAAATTATTCAGTGATTTAGGAATATCTTTTACTCCGCATCCAGTGACGGGTAATCTTCCCGTATATAAAAACTCTGAGGCGGTTTCACGTGCTTTGAAGAATCTCATTCTTACAAATCATAACGAAAGACCTTATGAACCGTTATTTGGTGCTAATTTGACGGCAAGAATGTTTGAAAACTTTAGTTTTTTGACTGCAAGAAATATTGAACTAGATATTCGAAGAGCGATAAAAAACTTTGAGCCAAGGGTAAAAGTAGAAGAAGTTAAAGTTGTTGCTGATGAGGATCGTAACGGTGTCAACGTAACATTACAGTATACTTTTTTGAGTAGCGAACAAACTGATACAATACAAGTGTTTGTAGAGAGAGTAAGATAAATGCCTGCCAATAACGCAATAAAGGTTACAGATTTAGATTTTGACTCAATTAAATCTAATCTCAAGAACTTTCTGTCCAATCAGAAAGAATTCGAAGATTATAATTTTGAATCGTCAACTATTTCTACATTGTTGAATCTTCTTTCATACAACACATATATGAATGCTTTTTATACGAATATGGTAATGAATGAAATGTATTTGGATTCTGCTCAAATCAGATCGAATGTAGTTTCAAGAGCCAAAATGCTTGGTTATACACCAAGATCGGCTCGAGGTTCGACAGCAGATGTTGCTATAACAATAAATCCACTATCAGTAAGTGGTTCTTATTATACTGTAAACACATCTACAACCTTTTCTTCTAAAATAGACGGTGTATCGTATACATGGACGCCATCGGAAACAAAACTTGTGAATGCTAATCCAAGTGGTGTTTTTTCTACAACGCTGACTATTGTTCAAGGAACTAGACTGACACATACGTTTCCGGCTGTTGATTCAAGTTCTAGTACAACTCAGAAATATGTTTTACCCAACGCCATGGTTGATACGACAAGTATTGTCGTAAAGGTACAAGCGAGTTCTTCGAATACGTCTATAACGACACACACACTTGCTTCTGATTTGACAAATGTGACCGGAAACAGTAATGTTTATTTTCTTCAAGAAGTAGAAGAAGACAAATACGAAATAATTTTTGGTGATAATATTTTGGGCAAACAACTGAACGATGGAAATATTGTTAAAGTTGATTATAGAGTATGTGATGGAGTAGCAACAAATCAAGCAAATAATTTTACAACAAGCAGTGGTGCCATCACTAATGTAGAAACTCTTACGCGGAGTCAAGGCGGCGGTGATCCTGAATCATTGACATCAATTAAATTCAATGCTCCAAAAAATTATCAAACACAAAACAGAGCCGTTACTGTAGCGGATTACAGAAACCTTATTTTGAATAACTTTGCTGACATTAAATCGGTTTCTGTTTGGGGTGGCGAAGAAAATACACCGCCAGACTACGGTAGAGTATATATTGCTATGAAACCTAGGTCATCTCTGAAAGCATCATACAGTAAAAAACTTGAAGTAGAAACTTTTTTGGAAAATAAAACCGTGTTGGCTATCGAACCAGTATTTGTTGATCCTTCAATATTGTATGTCAAACCAACAGTAACCGTTAAGTACAATCCTGATTTGACTGCGCTGACATCCGATCAGCTTATTCAAGTGTTGTCTACACAAGTAATTTCATATGAAGATGTTGATTTGGGTGAGTTCAAACAAAATTATTTGAACTCCGTATTTACGAATCGATTGCAACGCGCTAATGAATCTATCGTTAGCGTACAAGTAGAACTCTTGTGTGAGAAAAGTTTTGTTCCTGATACGGAAAGAACTGTTACATATTCTGTCAATTTCAATAATGAAATTCACAATTATGGTGATGTTATTAAACCTTTCAATGTTTCGTCTTCGCAGTTTACGTATCAAGGATTTCCTTGCTTTTTGGATGATGATGGATATGGTAATTTGCGAATTTATACAAAAGGCACAACAGGAAGAATATACAAAAACACGAAAGCCGGCACAGTTGATTATAAAACTGGTCTCATCAGATTAGAATCGGTGCTTATCGAAGGTTTTGTTGGTACTGATTTGAAAATTGTTATGGACCCAGATAAATTCGATATTGAAACTGTGAGAAATCAAGTCTTACTTCTCAAAGACGTTAAAATAGACTTGTTCAATTTGAACGAAGATAAAGTTGTAGCATCAGTGTCGGATATCAGTACGCAAGGTGAAACAACAACAATATCTGAAAACGCTGTTTTGGCCACGATATATTAATGTAACGCTATGTCAACAGATAACAAAACATCCATTCTCGTAAAAGATCAGTTACCCGACTTTCTCAACGAAGAGGGTCCTAAATTTCAGGCGTTCATGCGAGCTTATTATGAGTGGATGGAAGAAACTGGCCAAGCTACAGAAAGATCAAAAAACCTTTTAAATTATCAAGATGTAGATAATACTTTAGACGAATTCATCAAATATTTTCAAAGAGAAGTATTATCAGAGTTTCCTCAAGAAATTCTTGCTGACAAACGACTAGTAATCAAAAGAATAAGAGACCTGTACAATTCAAAAGGTTCGGAACAGTCATATAAACTTTTATTTAAGATACTTTATAATGATGATGCCGACATATTCAGGCCCGGACCTTATATACTCAGAGCATCTGATGGTAACTGGATCAGAGAATTTTCTATTTCTTTGTTTCCAAACTTCACTGGTAATATTGAAGATATTATTGGTGAAACACTGACTGGTGAAGCGTCCGGCGCGTATGCTGAAGCAGTCAGATCAGCAGGATCATTTAAATTTGGTCTTTATTTTACTGATATATATGTAATTAACGTTTCTGGTAATTTTCAAGACGGTGAATTTGTTAGTAATGCAAACAATACGTTCAGAGGACAAATTTTCGCAAGCCGTGGATCTATTGAATCTGTTGCAATAATCACAGGAGGTTCTGGTCATAGAACAGGTGATAATATTGATTTAATTACTGATTCTGCAACATCGGCCACAGGCGTTGTTACAAGAACGTTGCCGAGAACGTTGGGTGTAAGTGTAGTAGACGGCGGAAACGGATACGTTGTAGGCACGCCACTTACATTCACGGGTGGAGATGGTTTCGATGCGGCAGGCGAGGTGGCGAGCATCTCCGATACGGAAACTATACAAACTTATCCTGATATTATTGATTACGTAGCAAACGTAGCAATTTATGGCGATGGCAGTAATAGTGCATTTCAAGATACTGGGAACGTAAATCCTGCGGCTACTACTGAACTAAAAACAGCCAATGTAAACACCCCAGTTGTGGATGCGTTGGGTGCCATTAATAATACAGTAGGTACAATATCTACTATTACTTTAACAAATCCAGGTACGGCTTATACCGTATTACCATTAGTTACAGCTGTAAACCAACCGATTGCTGAACTTCGTATTTCTGCTCCAGACGGTGGTTTTAAAGGTGAAAACGCTGATTTTAGCGTTTCGTTGGCTGGTGGAGCAATTGCTGAGGTTGACGTTGTTAATGGTGGTTCTGGTTACGTCAAAAATGAATCACTGACAATTGTCAACGAAAATCTGGCTGGTACTTCAAATGCTACGGGTACATTCTCTGTTACCGGACTTCAAACATTGCCGGGTTATTATAAAGATACAAGCGGTTGGTTATCTTCAAATAGGAGGTTGCAAGATAATTATTATTGGCAAGAATTTTCTTACGAAGTTCAATCAACACAATTTCTTTCAAAATATAAAGAAATAGTAAACAAAATACTACATCCTTCGGGAACAAGATTATTTGGCCAATATAATAACAAAGCGACTTTGAATCTTTCGCAATTTATTTCAATTGCACCGCCAGAAGGAATTACACCTTTATTGTTTGTGGATTCAGACACTTTTTATGCACATACTCTGGAATTGTTTTTAGAACCATCGTTGTTAGATGACAGTACCGATACGTTCTTTAGCACAACCGTAACTTCGAATTATCCATTGACAGCACCATTGTTTGACGATAGTGCTGACACGTTCTTTAGTTTAACAGTAACACCGGGCGCCGTTGATCTCACGCCATCATTGTTTGATGATAGCAGCGACACGTTCTTTAGTTCAACAGTAACGCCTGGTGCCGTTGACCTAACGCCATCACTGTTTGACGATAGTACCGATACGTTCTTCAACATAACAGTCACTTCGAATTATCCGTTGACAGCATCATTGTTTGACGATAGTACCGACACGTTCTTTAGTGCAACAGTAACGCCTGGTGCCGTTGACCTAACGCCATCACTGTTTGACGATAGTACCGATACATTTTATTCGCCAAGTGTTGAAACATTTCTTGTATTGGACGCTGACCTTACGGCCGTTGGTACAGGTGCCGCAGGTGATCAATTCGGTTACTCTGTTGCTGCTTGGGGTAACACAGCCGTTGTTGGTGCTCCGTTTGACGATGTTAGCGGAAATACGGATTCTGGCTCTGTCTATGTATTCTTCAGAAATGCTACACAATGGGTAGAACAACAACATATTTTGCCAGGAGATGATAGATCAGATCCTAACTATGGGTTCTCGGTTGCTGTATCGAACAACACTCTCGCATTTTCTGGACCAAAATCTAGAGGCATTGGTAATCCTACCAACAGAGAAAGAGGTGCTATTAGTATCTACAATCGAAGTGGATCGACATGGTCACTTTATGGTGAAATTCTTGGTGGTGGGACAACAGGCGATGAATTTGGTTATGATGTAGCAATGGACAATAACATACTTGTAGTAACCGCAAGAGGTTTAGAACAGGCAAACGTCTGGATACGTTCGGCCGGCACATGGAGTGGTGATGCTCAATTGACTGCATCCGATCAAACAACAGGCGATAACTTTGGGCACAGTGTGGCGATTAGTGGAAACACTGTTGTTATCGGAGCTCCAAATAGAGAAGTGATCGGTACAGATCGTGGTGCCGCATACGTATTCTTTAGAAATGCTACGAGTTGGGTTCAACAACAAATACTTACTGCCAGCGATGCCAGTGATAATGATCAGTTTGGTTACTCAGTTGATATAAGTGACGATACAATTATTGTTGGAGCACCTTTTAATGATGTGGGTGCCAATACTGAACAAGGTTCTGCTTATATTTTCACAAGAACAGGATCTACGTGGTCTCAGCAACAACAAATCGATGCTAATGACGGCCAAGCAAACGAAAGGTTCGGTCTTTCCGTGGCAGTGGATGGCGATATTGCGTACGTTGGCGGCAACAACGTTGTGGGTGCCTTACGAGGCGATGTCTACAAATACGTACGTATCGGTTCGACATGGGAACAAACGCAGCAACTTTCAACGGTTGTAACAACGGAAACTTCTATGGGCACAACATCTATAGCAACTGCGAATGGATTCATTGTCGCAGGTCAACCATTACTAGGCAACGGTCATATAATCATTGCTAAGTAAATGTGATAAATAACATTAGTTAAATGATTAAGTAAAAAATTTATGGCACATTCAGGTCACCAGTACATTACAAATTTTTTCAGATTGTTCAATGCTGAACGTTTTTTCGAGGCCGTATCAGAAGCATCCGGAGGACATAACCTTTATTTGTTCATAGCAAAAAGCACCCCATGGGCTGATGAAGGCCTATACCCTGACGTAGATGCTTCTATAGAAAATATATCATTCGATCTCTGGAGAAGTATGTTAGGTGCTGTACGGATTTATCCAGCAGATGTTTCTCATGTTATAACTAGAGTAGATTGGAATTCAGGAACCGTTTATCCAGAATATGACAGTACATCGAACACATCATCGGAGTACAATTTCTTTGTACAATCAGATAACAAAGTATACAAATGCATTTCTAATAATAAGGGCGCTCAATCTACTGTTCAACCGACACAAAATTATTATGATCAATTAGAGGGAAATATTACTGATAGATATCTTTGGAAATACATGTATGATTTTCAAGATGGTTTGGATTCTCAAAAGTTTCTTACAGCTGAGTTTATGCCAGTTCGAACTGTAAATACTGGCATTTCGGGATCGGCGACAACATCTTTGGGTAGGCAAGCAAATGTTCAATTGTCAGCTGCTAACGGTGCTATACAGCATGTAAAAATAAATGCAATTGGTAACAATCACGTTTATTTGTTAGCTAATATTACGAATATAACGTCAGACGATACTGTAGTCAATTTGTTTGTAAATCCTGATAATATATCAAAAGCATATACATCAACCAATGCGAACACTGCAACCATATCACTGGATAGTGCTTTCTATGTGGGCGCGTCTGGTTTTATACCTAATGGTAACTCTCAAATTGCTACGATAACGGC